CCAGCGGTTCGATGACCTGGCCAAGCGCGCAGGGCCTTGCTATTTATTCCGGGTCGAGTTCATGGAGCAGTTCTTTCGGAACTACCGGGCAGACCGGGTATCTCTACGACAACAACGGAACTTTGTCCTGGGCGGCAGGCGGTTCGATGACCTGGCCAAGCGCGGCCGGCATCCCCATTTATTCCGGGTCAAGCAGTTGGAGTTCATCACTCGCATTCGCAGCCACGACCGGCTTACTTTATGACAACAACGGGACACTCTCATTTGTGACGTCCATCTCCGGCCTGACGCTGACCAGCCCAACGATCGCTACCGGCATGACTCTCAGTTATGCCACGGGCGGTGGCGCACAATGCCTGCACGTCAACAATACGGGCGTGGTCACCACGACCGGTTCGGATTGCGGAAGTGCCAGCGGTAGCATGGTCTATCCGGGCGGTTCGGGCCTTGTCCAAGTAACCAGTGGCAATTCCTGGGGAACGACGATCACCTATGCCGCAAGCAAACTCATCGGCGATACGGGATCTGGCTACGGCGCGGTAACAGTCGGAACGGGGCTGACGCTTTCAAGCGGTACGCTGTCGATCCCGACCAGTTATCTCGCCTCGCCACCAGGCATCGGCGGCACAAGCCCGGGAGCTGGCGCATTCACGACTCTTTCGGCCACCGGAACTGTGACCTTCTCCGGATTGAACACGGGAACCGCCGCAGATGCAGTTTGCTTAGATGGAAGCAACCATCTCATCATAGCGTCCGGCACAAACTGCTATGGGGCTAGCGGCGGCGCGCCGGCAACCGCGGGTATCGCCATTTCAACGGCCGGAGCTTGGGGCACTTCCGTAACGATTGCGAGCATCACCGGAGTGGTCGTGGACAATAACGGCACGGTGACCGTCAGCTCGACGCTTCCAAGCACCACTCAGGTCACAACGCAAGCGGTCGGGGACAATTCCGGGAAAGCGGCGTCAACGGCCTACGCAGACAATTCGCAGATGATGTTTCCGATGAACACGCAGCCGATAGGGTCTGGATCCTCTTCGAATCTACCGGGCACGGCAATTTTTGGACCGCTCGTCACGGGCATCGCTTACACCATTCCGACCAATGGCGCGAATGGATCGGCGTGCGCATCCCAACTCGTTTTCGGAACCAACCCGGCCACATCCTGGGTGGGAACGCTTTATAAAATCCCTGGTGGGACGGGAACGCCAGCATCCATTGGAACCATCACCGTGGCGACCAACGGAGGACAAACCTGGAGCGTTACGCAGACTTCCTTCGCAGCCTCAGATGGATTTGCCCTGGTGCCTCCCGGTACGGTAGATAATAGTGCTGCAAACCCGATGCTCACTGTCTGCGTGGTGAAATAATGTTCAAGCGATTTCTGATTCTCCTGATTTTCCTGTTGGCCATCACAGGGAAAACGCTGGCCACGAACTGCCCAACCGGATATTCCTACGCCGTGGCCATCCCGATTGCCGCCGAAGCGGGAATGTCGGGAAGCAGCGTCAGTAATTTCCCGATGCTTTTTATCGGTGCCGGTGCGCTCGCCACAGTCGCCAATGGCGGCCAGGTTCAATCTTCAACCGGGGTTGACATCATCTTTTGCACGGCATCATCCGGCGGAACGCTGCTGAATTTCGAGCGAGTCTCTTACAACCCAGTAACCGGCGCCATGGAAGCCTACGTTCTAGTTCCGACTGTTTCAAAATCCTCGACCAACACCATCTACGTTCTTTTTGGAAATGCGAGCGCAACCGAACAGAGCAATCCAACTTTTTGGGCATCCTACAATTTCTTGGCGGTCTACCATTGCGGAACCCCATCAAGTCTGTCCGTGGCCGATTCCACGGGAACCAATACGAGCACGAATCACGGGGCCGTCGCCGGTACGGGAATTGTCGGCGGTGCGTGCGGTTTTTCAGGGTCGCAATATGTGGATTTGGGCGGATCTTCAACGCTGAACACCGCAACTGTCACCGTGGAGGCTTGGATCAACCCAGCGGCAACGCCAAATTATTCCGGAATCGCCGCTAAGTGGCACAACGCTTCACCCTATTCCGGCTACGAGCTTTACGCGGGCCTCGGCTCAAACGAAGATGTGGTTTGCCAGTTCGGCGGAGGATCGAACGGTGGGGCCTACACAACGTACAACACCAGCCCTGTTTTAACGAACGGGTCTTGGACCAACATCGCCTGTACGATCACCGGAACGACCCTGCTGATTTATAAAAGCGGCGTTTCCCAGTCACTGACGAACGACGCAAATCTTGCAACCGGCGTTGGTTCTCCCTCAGAGACCGGATGGATGGCCGGTACCACTGGCGGTTATTTCAACGGGAGCCTCGATGAAATCCGCATATCGAACGTGGCTCGTTCCGCGGACTGGCTTTACCTCACGTATCAATCCATCCAGAGCCCTGCGACTTTTTATTCAACGGGCTTCGTTAGTAATCCAACAGCCAGCCCGGCCGCCGGCAGCTATTTTGGCAGCCAAACCGTTACCCTGAGCGATTCAACGGGCGGCGCAACAATTTTTTATACGACTGACGGCACAACACCGACCCATAGCGGAAGCACGCCGACCGGGACCACGCAGGTTTATTCATCCACAATATCGGTGACCTCAAGCAAAACCATTAAGACCATCGCTTATCTCAGCGGGGCACCCGATAGTGGACTGGTCACCGCAGCCTATAGCATCCTCACGCAGGGGACGCTTGTTCAGGCGGTTTCTAAAAACGCCTATGGGAACGAAAGCCAGACCGTGACGTTGACCGCCGGGAATACGGCGGTCGTTTTCGTCAACACCGGCGGAGCAGCGGCTTCTATCAGCGACGCGCACGATACTTTCACCAAATGCAACAGTGCTTTCCCGGTGAACCAAGCCAGCATGTATCAGTATTGCTGGATCGCCAACAATCTCTACGGCGGTTCAACGACGATCAGCACTTCTGGAGCTTCCAGCGACACAGGCATAGTCATCATGGAGTTCACCGTCCCAGCCTCCGCCACTGGAGATGTTTACGGTGCCACGCAATTAAAAGGCACAACGGCAATGACCGTGACAACGAACCAGTCAGTTACCTCCTCGGCGGAACTGGTTCTTGGATTTTTCGCGCAGGATAGCGGGACTTACTATACGTGGACGGCAGGCTCGGGGTTCACGGCACCGGCGGGTGCTTACGGCTCTGGCGGAAGTACAAACCTCTCAGAGCAGGCGGAGTATCAATGGGTCGGCGGGGCAAGCGGAACGCAAACCTGCCCGGCCACGCAAAGCGTATCGAACGCCAGCTATTACACGGCGAACATCTGCGTAACCATCAAATTTTCGCTGGTTGCCGCGACGCCCACTTTCAGTATTCCGACAGGCACTTATTTTGCGCCCGTGAACGAAACCATCACGAGCCAAACCAGCGGATCGACCATTCTCTATTCAACCACCGGAACAGCGACAGACGCCGGAGGCTGTACGGCCGGGTCGGGAACTTCTTCCGGGGCATCGCCAGTCACCATCAGCAACATCACCGCGACGACGACTTTCAGCGCGCTCGCTTGCGAAGTAGGATATGCCGACAGTGGACTCGCCTCGGCCACGATTACCTCGGCACTCCCGATTTCCACTCTGGCGACGGACAATTTTTCTCAGTGGTATAACACGACCTTGCAATACGGTATTTCCCAAGGCCAATCCGGAAGCCCCTACCAGTATCCACTGGACGCTTTTTGGACGCAGGGAACCATTTCCGGCACGAACGTAGCGTACTGGACGCAGGACGGACCTATTCCCATCTGGCCCTATAACGATTGGGCCCAAAATCCCACGGGTTATGGCGTGCTCGGTGGCGGCACTAGCAATGGCGCTGGTGTCGCCCTTCGGACCGCGGAAACCTACAACGCAAACCAGTGGTCCTCCATAAAGGTTCACAGTAAAGGCTACGGAACAAACAGCGACGCATGGGTCGGCGTGCGGTGCACCGCGGGGAGTTCCCTGAATGGCGACTTCCTCGAAATTAAGCGAAGCAACAATACTGTCGTCTTAGCGGAATGCATCAGTGGGACTTGTTCTACGCTGGGCACGGCAACACTCCCTGCATGGAATGATGGCGATTCCTATACGCTGAATATTTTCGGAACCGTGCTCGCCCCACAACAAAATGGAAATCAGGTCACCGGCCTGAGCAGTACGTACACTTCCGCAATTTCGAGTGGAGCCCCATGCCTCGGAGCCTATGCGATCACGACCATTGGCAATTATCCGGGAGTGGTCGCGGCGCCAGTCGGATTACTCGCACTAGAGAATGGCTATTATCAGCTTGTCACGACAGCCGGGACCCTTGGCGGATCTCCGACATGGAACACGACTCCCGGTGGGACCACGACCGATGGTACGGCCGTCTGGACCAACATGGGGGCCATTGGCTATCAAACGGCTGGAGCGACCGCTACTCTTTACAACTGGAGCGGCGGAGATTTGGGAGTGAGCAGCCCTCCCATCGTGCCAATCGCCTACGCGCCTACGTATTCAAACTATGCCAATCTTTATACAAACACGAACACAAACATCGGGTATCCGTGGGAAATTGACGGCCTCCCAACATGGAGTCTCATCGTGCCGCTCGCAGCCGGAAGTAACTATGGGAACCTCGGAAATGGAACCTATGCATGGGGCGCAACCGCAGGCGCTTCCCAAGAGCATTACCAAGTTCCCATCACCGATACACAGTGGATTGAAGCAACCATCGCTCTGGACAGCACGGCGTGGAACAATCGCAACTGGTTTTTAAAATTGCAATCTCAGGCAAAAATTCCACCGACATGGGTGACCCCTCCCTATTCCGGATGCTACGACGTATGGTCCGTCTACGTCGGGGATGAGCCGTTCTACCAGCAATCATCTCTTTGCTCAAGCAGCTTGGAATATTGCGGAACAAATTTCCTTCATTCGACGTACGACAATGACACAACTTCAACACCCTATCCAGACGGTGGTTGCACCGGGGCGAACGGGAACTACAACATCTGGACGGCCTTTGGGTCGCTCTATTCGCCAATGTACGGAGATCAGATTTTGGCGAAATATAACGCGAGCCAGCAAAAGGTGACCGTCTACTGCAAGGGCGGAAACTCGCACTCGACAGGCTGGCCGGGGGCGAACACGGCGGTTACCGTACAGGTCCCCTCTTCAACCAGCGGAATATCCGGGATGGTCATCACCGTCAACGGAATTTACCAATTGGCGACTGAAATCCTCTGGACGAAGGCGATGCCCTTGCCGCTTGGCGCAATCGTGACTGATTCAAACGGCTATTGGCAAAAGGTGACGACGGCCGGAACGACGAATTCTACGGCGGCACCCGCATGGAACGACACGACCAATGGCGTTACCTATGACGGCGGCGGAAGTGCGGTCGTCTATCAATGTTTGGGATTGGCCGGCACTCCAACAACTGGGTCCGTACAGCCCTCCAGTTGGGGGAACAGCGGATCAAACGTAGACCACGGCGCCATCACGGTGGACGGCACGGTTATGTGGAGATATGTCGGATCCGCCTGCGCTTCAACGGCCGCATTTATTCAAGTCGCCTCCGTGCAACTGGTCGGATTCTCGAGTGGCTATCCGGGAATATGGGCGGCATCCGGAGGAAACGAACCGGCATTTCAATATGTGAATCTTGGCTACGGCGAACCTTGCTCAACTCTCTATACCTGCCTTGGAGCTTCCGGGCAACGTGGAATGATTTGGATGGCCTTCGACAAATTGGATTTGCTCGACCAGTTGCTTGACGAGGATGAGCAAATCAATCCACCATCGAATGCACCTTTGATTTATGCTCTAGGTACGTTTTGCCCGAGGCCATTGGAGGAGAAATGAAATTATTCACGCAGATTTTCGCAGTAGTGATTCTTTACAGCCTATGCTCTTGGCTTGCGGGAAGGGCACAAGACCCAGGCTGGAGTGAGAATCCCAAAATGAAAATGGCCCAAGCAAAAGCCGCGACTCAGAAATATGTTCCGACACAAGACCCGACCACCCATAATTGGTCTTGTCCGGCAAATACCGTGGCCGTTGAACCGTATGTGCAACCGCATGCAAACATCGGCCGTCTGCAACGTGCCGGAAATTCGGAAACCATTTTCATGAAAAAGATTTCCACCGACCCGCCGATCTGCATCTCTTTGCAGTAACTTGCCCCCTAGGATAGTTCGCGATAGAATGCGCCATGCTCAAGCGAAGAATCGTGTTGGACGACGAGGAATTGGCGGCCAGCATTCCGGAGATGCCGCCAGAGCCGAAGGCTCAGCCAGATTCATTTAAAAAGTCAGTATTCAATCCGCCTATTACGTATCCGCTGGGCTCGCCATTGCTTCTGACGCAGCCAACCTATGTGCCGGTTCAACCGTATGGCGGGCACATAGCGAATGTGGCGATGCCGATCACTCGCTGGCCCAACGCACGCAAAGTAACCACGCCGCCAGGAAGAGCCAATCCGGAACAGGTCTGGGCGCTTTGCCAGGCCTCCGCCGAAAAGGCACAGGCCCACAAGCTGATGAAATGCGTCATTTGCAAGACGCCCAACAATTTCGACGCGAATCTGGACAATTCGGTCGTAACCTGCAAAACTTGCGGCGACGAACAGACGATCAACGCATTGCTCGCAGCATACGAGGATTTATGAATTCCTCCCTCTGGCGGTTTTCTGCTGCTTCGCCGCCAATGGGAACATCGGAGGAGAGCAGCGGCAGATGTTCCAGGGAGGAAACTCTTGCGCGTAGCCCTTTTCGACATTCACAGCTATCTCGCCGGCACGTATTCCTTATTCGGATTCCGCGAAACGCTCAAAGAACTCGGCCACGAAGTTTCCGAATTCCCATTTCCCGGCAATGCCATCCAGAATGTGCCGGCGATTGCGGCCACCATGCCGACCATCACGCAGCTCAACGAATTCGACGTGGTGCTGGTAACCTACTTCGAATATGTCCAGCCCTGGCTAAAGGCGGTGTATGGATTTGAAAGCTGGAAATGCCTGCGCGTCCCGGTAATCGCGCGGTTCGATGAATCCATGGACCGCGGCGACCTGATGCTTCCGAGCCGTGTCCCGGAATTGCTGCAATGGGCAAATCACTATTCTTTTCCCGGCGCGCAGGATGCGGAAAAGTACAAAGGGCATTGGCATCCCTGCGGCGCCGATACCTCAATTTTCTATCCCGACCCGGAAACGCCCAAAAAATACGATGTCGGTTTCATCGGAACGCTTTACGCGCATCCCCTGGCCAATCGCCAGGAATATCTCCAGAAGTTGATGCCGCACGTTGGCAAGCGCACCAGGGTCTATTGCGGCGGCGTGCTTGTCCAGGACATTGAAGGCCCGAACGGACTGGAGACGGCCAAGCGACTGGCGCACAACTACCGCCAAATCAAAATCTTCTTCCACTTCCCGCCCGCCTCGCGGCTGCTGGTTGAAAAGGCCATGCAGGTGATTGCCTGCGACACGCTCGTGATGTATCCGCGTTTCCCGGACAACGAATCGAATAAAAATCTTTCCATTTTGAAGCACGGCAAGCATATTATTTATTATGACTTGGGCTACTACGCCCAGAACGGCATACAGGTCAAACACCTCATGGAAAATCCAGAACAAGTCGCGGAGATCGCAAAAGCGGGAGGGGCCTACGTTCGGGAGCATCACACGCTGCGCAAGATGATGGAATCCATTATGGCGCTGGCCGATGGTTCAAAGGTCGAAGCTGCCGCTGGTTAGCCATGGACGACCCCAAACTTCTCGAAGAAATCATTCAGGATTGGCCCTATCAAGAAACCGCCGCCGAATTGGCCGAATATCAGGAACGCTGCAAAATAACCCCGGCCACGCTTTGGGTTGGAACCGCACTCTGGAAAATTTTATGCGCCGTTTTTAACTGCGACGTTTTCTTTGTCGGCTCGGCCGCCAACATTCCCATCAAGCTTGAAGATAGCGGCTTGCTCGAGCCCCACGAATTTATCTTCACCCGATGAAAGGAACTGCATGGGCCTTTACGGCAAGTCACTTTACGTTTTAACGCCGATGTATGGCGGCCAGCTCACCGTCAACTACCACCATTCCTACACCGCGCTTCAGGTCGCTTGCCAGCATTTGAATATCGACATGGGCTCGAACAATATCTATAACGAATCGCTGATCAGCCGCGCACGGAATCGCCTGGTCGACGCCTTTCTCAAGGAAACTGCCCACACCCATGCCTGCTTCATCGACGCGGATATCGGCTTTGACCCGAAAGACATCATCAGCATGCTCGAGATGGACGAGCCTATCCTGGGAGTGCCCTGCACCAAGAAATCCATCCGTTGGGACCGCATCCAAATAGCGATCGCCATGCGCGCCATCGAGTGGGCTCGCAAAAATCCGCAGAACGGAAAGGAAGATTTATTCGAACAATCGCGGCGCTACCTGGAAGGCGGAACCGCCATCCCCGGACCGCTCCTGCCGAAAATAGGCGGAGACTTCGTGATGAACATGCTCGATTCGACGCAAAACATCCAACTCGACAGGCCCGAACCCATGCGGCAAATCGGCACTGGTCTTCTGATGATTCGCCGGGAAGTTTTCCAGAAATTCATGCGGGCCTATCCCGACCGCTGGTACGAGGCACGCTTTGACGGAGCATCCAATCCTGGACGGATCCATGACTTTTTCAAATGTGGGGTAAATCCAGAAACGCGCCAATACGATTCCGAGGATTATTGGTTCATCCACGACTGCATGGCGATCGGCTACAAGGCGATGCTTTGCCCATGGATCCGGACCACCCACATGGGCAGCAATATGTTCGAAGGGGATTTGCCGGCAGCACTTGGCAGCGTTGGGCACATCTTCTAGAATTAGACCATGACCAAGCGCATGGGCCGGAACAAGGATGGCATCATTCTGATTCCGATAAATGTCCCTGGCGCCACCGGAAGCGGTTCGGTCATGGCGCCGGTAATCGGAGATGGCGGAGTGGCCCCGCCGGCCGCGAACAACGCGATTTCCGAAGGCACGGCCCAAGGGGCGGGAAATACGCTGGCCCAAGGGTCGGGAAGCATCGCCGGCCCTTCCGGTTCGGGAACCGTCACCAAAAGTTAAATCTGGAACGTGGTGCAGAACCATTGTAAAGTGACGATATGTCGTCCCTGACTTTCCCGGTCAGTACAGCATTTGTCCTGTCTTGGACACTCGCAGACAGCGCGGGAAATCCCATCAACAATGCCACCGTTACCGCCAATCTTTATTCAGGCCGTTCGCTAGTCAATCCGGACGCCGTTCCCGGAACGATCATCGAAGCACTCTCCAATTTCCCACTCCCTTACGTGACCGACTCGAATGGAATCTATTCGGCAACCGTCGCGGCTTTTGACCCGGGCGACCTGGGCAATTTCGTTCTTACGATCGATGCGACGGTGCTTGAAGGCTCGGTCCAAACTCCCATCTATCACAAAGAGATTGCCATCGTTTTCGAAACGGCCGGTTCTCCGCTCGACCTCACCACCGTGGATCTCGTCAAGTCCTGGCATCCTGGATTCAGCGACAATCCCAGTACGGATGATGACGACCTGATCCAACTCTGCATTACGGCTTGGGGATACGAATGGCTGAACCGCACCGGGACTGGCGACCAAAACGGGGATTTCCAGCAATCGCCATTCAATGCGGTCTGCACGTTCAACGAAGTCTACGACGGCAGCGACAATACGCGGCTCTTTCTTCGCAACCGGCCCATCCGCAGCATCATTTCCCTGATGGTCAATGGGATTCAGATGCAAGCGGCCGGACCCTGGCCATCGTCCGGATACCTCATCGACGGATCTGCGCGAAGCATTTCGCTGCGGTCAGCCGGCATTGGCGTGGGCCCCAACGGTTATTCGGGAATTCTTGCTGGACCCTATCGCGCACTTGGCGGAGGCCTGCGTTTCTGGAAAGGCCAGCAGAACGTCGTCGTTCAATACACCGCCGGTTATAGCATCACGCCTGCTGATATCGTGCAATGCGCCAACAAGGTTGTTGCGCTGAACTATAAACGACGCCCCTACACCGACGAAGATAGTCGCGCGATGGCTGGCGGCGCAGGCACAACCAGGTTCCATACCTTCGATGTTCCACCGGAATGCCAGAAAATTATCGACCGTTACACAAGGATGCCCTAAATGTTTGTCGGGTTTGAATTCACCGGATGGATACGGCTGTCCAAGCGTCTGGACAAAGTGCCGCGCGTCGTGCGCGTGCTTACGAGTAAATTGAATTCGCTGATGATGCAGCTCCAATCGAAAATCGTCAGAGAAAATCTTTCTGGCCAGATGCTCCGAAGGCGCACGGGAAATCTCGCGCGAAGCGTGCGCGTCGAACGGGCGCATGTGGAAGGAAGAACGATTGAAGCGGGAATTGAAGCTGGCGGCTCAACCGCATTCTACGGGAAATTTTACGAATACAAACGCGCGGGCGGCACGGGCGGAGTCCCGCATTCCTGGGTGATCATGGCCACCAAGGCACGTGCGCTTCGATTTATATTGGACGGCAAAAAGGTATTCGCACAAAGCGTGCGGCACCCGCGGCTCGATGCGCGGCCATTCATGAGTTCTGCGATGCTGGATATGAAACCGTTTATCAAGGAACAACTGCAACAGGCGCTCGACGCAGAACTGGATGAATCATGAACGTACCGCGCGAACAAATCTCGGTGGCGCTTTTCAACCTGCTGAGTACCAATCCGCAGCTCACCCAGTTGGTCAAGACCTTTTCGCGGGTCCCGCGCCCCTGGCAGGAAGTGCCAACGAGCGAAAGGCCCTATCTCTTGCTGTTTAAGGGCGGGCCACAGACCGAAGGCTACGTTGGCCAGGAAGAGCATCCCGGACTCACCCGATACGTAATCCATTACAATCTCTGGCTTTATCTGACATCGGACCCCGCCAAAAAAATTACCGCCGAGACCGCCATCAATAACATTGCCGATGGGATCGACAACGCCTTCCAGACCCGCTCGAATGGCCAGCCCATCATCACTAACCGCGGTGAACGCCAAACCCTGGGCGGAATTGTGACCAATGCCTACCTGGTTGACGGGAGCGAATGGGGGCGGGAATTTGACGATAACAACGTCGTCATTTGCTGGCTCATTGCCGTGCAAACCGGCCTCTAGCCAAAACCGTACCTAAAAAAAACTCTTTTGACAATTAGCATTCCATGCGGTGTTTTTCTTCGTTAAGTTTTCCGTAGCCTGCATCTAGGAGGGCTACGACATGAGAATTTCATTTGGCGCCGGCCAGCTTTTCGCAGTACCGAAGAGTTTCAGCGGCGGTTCCTTCACGGGGTCGCCAGTGTGGTTTGCCACGTTGCAAGACGTGGACATCACGATCGACGCAACCATCAAAGAGTTGCGCGGCAACCTGCAGTTCCCCGACGACGTAGCCATTTCCGACAAAAAGATTACGTGGAAAGCCGGCTACGGTCGCTTCTCGATTGACGCCTGGAACAACCTGTTCTTCGGTGACACGATCTCCAAGGGCTCTGGTTCCGGCCAGACCGCTGGCGGCGGCGTTCCGCAAGTTCAGGAAGCCACCACGCTCAACGCCACGACTTATGCCGTCACCAACCACTCCACCTTCAACGAAGACATGGGCGTACTGTATGCCTCGACCCTGGCCCCCTTGCAGTATGTGACGGGCGCGCCGGCCGCGGGCCAGTACAACGTGACAGCGGGAACCTATGGCTTCAACGCCAGCGACAACGCCAAGGGCGTGCTGATTTCCTACCGGTACGGCATCAACACCGGTCGCGTGCTCGTCGCACAGAACCACGTTCAAGGTTGGGGTCCGACCTTCGAAATGGTGCTGTCGCAATCCTACGACGAATCGCAGGCTGGCACGGCTGGCGTCCCGAACTATCTCAACCTCTATGCCTGCAAGGCCGGTAAGTTGACGGCGCCCCTGAAGCGCGTCGACTACATGATCTCCGACCTGGAAGGCCAGGCCTTCGCGAACAGCGCCGGCTACATCGGCGAGTTCTACGAAGATTAATTTTCGCCCATCGGTCATCTCGCGCTTCGCGGCCAAGGCCAGCTTCCTCGGAGGCTGGCCTTGCTTTTTGTTGACAGAATTTTTTTCCGAGCTTAAGATTCAATCGTCGGATGGAAAGCCCTCCGGGAGACTGTCTCG